CCCGGAAGGGCTTTCGTGGTTGGTAGATAACAGAACCCTTCTTCATAAGAGCGTGACGACGCTGGTTGTTGACGAATCAACACAATTCAAAAATACGACCACTGTTCGGTTCAAAGCCCTTAAATCCATTCTGAAAAAGTTCGACACTCGGTGGATTCTTACAGGGACTCCTGTAGCAGAAACATTGTTGGACATCTACGGCCAAATATACCTACTTGACTACGGGGAGGCGTTAGGGAAGAACATAACAACCTTCCGCCGAACATATTTTTATCAAACTGGCTATGGAGGATATCAATACACTCTCCAGCCCGACGCTGCTGAAAAGATATATGAGAAGATTGGTCCGTTGACGTTGCGGCTAGGGATTGATGAATTATCCGACCTTCCAGAACTTGTAGAAAACGTCGTAAGTGTAGTTCTTCCAGCCGAAGCCCGTAGGGTATATGACGAATTAGAAACTTCACTAACTACACTCCTAGACAATGGCGAAACATTGTCGGCGGTAAGTATTGCAACCGCGCTTGGTAAGTGCCGCCAATTGGCGGGGGGCAGTGTATACTATGCTCCCGCACAACTAGGCGCACCGGTACGCCTTTATTACACGCTACACACGGAAAAAATAGCGGCTGTGCGCAGGATAGTGGAGGAATGTTCAGGGAAACCAGTGCTGATTTCGTACGTCTACAGACACGAATTGCAAAGGTTGTTGGAAGAGTTTGGCGAAACCACTCCCTACATAGGAGGAGGAACCACTCCGGAAAGTAGGGCCTCTATAGCAAATAGGTGGAACAGCGGAGAGATCCCAATTCTGCTAGGTCATCCACAGGCTATGGGACTTGGCCTCAATCTACAGCATAGATGCGGCCATGTGATCTTCTTTACCCTCCCACAAAGTTATCAGCAATTCGTTCAGACGATATTCAGGCTGTATAGATCGGGAAATACAAGTGAGAAGGTGATTGTTCACAAGATAATTGCGAAAGATACCGTGGATGTTGTTGTAGGCCGTAGTCTATCCAAGAAGGGTGTAGCGCAGGAGGATTTCTTTGAGGCGATAAGGAAGTACAGAACTATTGGGGAGTTCTATGGATCATAAAGAAACCTATTCTGCGATGTTAAAAAAACTTAACGACTCTGGTCTTGCACTGGCTTTAGATACCCTAGCGTATACAGCGTATTCAAGCGACGAAGCCTATTCTCTTCCTCTAGTCGTACAAAAAGCAGGGTTCAAGATTCCCTACTTCGACATATACGGTAAGATAACGGAGGTGTGGAACTATAGAATACTAGAGAAAGATAAGACAACATTGAAGAATGTGTTGGGGAGGAAGGATATAAAGTATGTCAAACCAGCGGGCTCGAGAAATGAATTATACTTCCCTCCACTAGTCAATTGGGGGAAAATAGCGGCGGACACTCACAAAGATATTTACATAACGGAAGGAGAACTAAAGGCGGCGTGCGCATCTTTGAACGGATGGGCTACAATAGGATTGAGCGGCGTGTGGGGATTTAGATGTGCAAGAAGTATGGAAGTTCCCCTACTCGCAACATTTGGTAAAATACAATGGAAGGATAGAAACGTCTACGTCATTTTCGACAGCGACGCCGGACACAATCCGAATATAGCCGATGCCGAGAATGTCTTGTGCAAAGAATTAACGATTCTGGGAGCTATCGTCCATATCATTCGTCTTGCTAATATAGAAGGCTTGTTAAAAACTGGTTTTGACGATTTAATAGTTAGAAAAGGAGTTGCGGAAACAAGACTTATACTGGAAGAATCAAGTAGTCTATACGCTTCAGTAGAATCCCTGCATCAACTAAACAGCGAAGTTCTGTATGTAAAGGATCCAGGAATAGTCATGGAATTGCATACTAGGCAGAAGATGCACCCACGAGCGTTTGTAGATCACGCATACGCCAACCGCCGATGGATAGAGTACATACACGGTAAGAAAGGATCAGTGAAGGCCGTTGAGCGTGCCGCCGCCTCCGAATGGTTGAAGTGGGCGCATAGAACGGAGGTCTCATCCTTTGTCTACGAACCCGGACTTGGAGAGTTTGTTGACGGGAATAACTACAATCTTTGGGAAGGTTGGGGAGTAGCCCCTACTCCCGGATCTATAGAACCGTGGTCGAACTTGCTGAAATTCATATTCAAGGCCGAAGAAGAGGCTATGAAATGGTTTGAAATGTGGGCCGCATATCCGTTACAATTCCCGGGAACTAAATTATTCACGACTGTCGTTGTGTGGGGAGTGGCTCATGGTACAGGTAAGTCATTAATTGGCGAGACTCTCATGCGTATTTATGGAAAGAATTCCACGGAGATTGGTAATAGAGAGTTACACGGCATATTCAATGATTGGATCTCGAACAAGCAATTCGTAGTGGGAGATGAAATTGTTGGCGGAGATAAGCGACACATGTCTGACAGACTGAAGTCGATGATTACGCAGAAAGAGGTGCGTATAAACGCCAAGTTCTTACCCTCTTACGTCACTAGAGATACTGTGAACTACTATTTCACCAGTCAACACTCGGACGCATTCTTCATTGAGGATACCGACAGACGATACTTCATTCATGAAGTACTAGGAAAGCCTGCCGAACACTCATTCTACCTAGAGTATATTACATGGTTGAATGGAAAAGGTGCTGCCCACCTTTTCCATCATCTCTTGAATATCGACATTAGTACGTTCAAGCCCACGGCTCCGGCCATAATGACCGCATCAAAGAGTTCGATGGTAGAGAGAGGGCGAAGCGAACTTTCGACTTGGGTGCATATATTGTCCGAGACTCCGTCTGACGTTCTTAGAATTGGCACAGTGGAGCTCGACTACGATCTATGGACGTCAGAAGAACTTCGAGCAATATACGATCCATCACACCGTACTAAGGTCACGTCTAACGGCATGGGAAGGGCATTAAAGAATGAAGGGTTTCGACAGGCGACTGATAACCCCTTGCGTACAAAAGTGGGTCATAAGAGGCTGTGGGTGATTAAGAATGCCGAAGCGTACCGCGCCAGCGTATCATCTGAGATTGCGATGAGGTATGAATCTGAAAGAAACCTCTAGAGAGGCATACAAAATACTTGGGGTCTCTCCAGAATGTACTACGAAAGAACTTCGGACTGCTTTTGTAGCGTTGGCGAAGGTTCATCACCCAGACGCCGGAGGGTCCGCAGAAGCTTTCAGAACAATCAATGACGCCTACTTACGCGTCATTGCTATCAGGAAGGAGGGCTCTCACCCTCCTAGAGGGGAGGGAAGAGTGGTGTCCTATGGTCTAGGGAAAGTACGCCTACGAACGTCTAACTAGCCGCAATCCAACACGACACATCCCCAGTTCCAGTAATAATCGTTATGTCTGCTTGTACCATTAAGACCGGTACAACTGTGAATGCTCTCAGCGCATATCTATCGACAAGTTCGGTGGCGTCGAATGTGATAGTCGCGAATATCCCTACTATGCTTGGATCAATACGGTTAATTCCTCGACGTACCACTACAGTGAGGGCTGTGAGGGGAACCGCGCTGGCGTAAGACACCTCTATTAGCCCATTAAAGGCCACTCTCTGTAGCCTTATATAATGAGAAGGTGTGATTGCGGTCACGTCAAATTTGCTGGAAAAGAGATTATGTACCATTCTAGCCTCCCATGTTATCTACGGTATACTGAACTACACTGTTTACATCTTCTAGTACGACTTTGTACAAAGTCGCCTCGGCTAGCCACACGTCAGCCTCGCCGTTGGCATCAAGCACAACGGGGTTGGTATTCTGAGTGGTCTGTGTAGAGTCAATATATGTCGCGAGCGGCGTAGTCGTACCCGCCGCGAAAGAGAACAATCTGCCTCCTGCTAACGGGGCTCCATCACTATCAAATGCTCTAAATCTCGGTTGGGGCATTAATACGGCGGCCATATCATTCTCCAGATAATTCCGATCCAGTAACTTTCCCAGAAAGTTCTGGCGTGCTGTCGAGGAACTTAGCGAGCTCTTTAGCGAACCGTGGAGAGTCCTTGCCAAGAGTTGATGAAGTCAGTAGAAAGCGCATACCGGCCTTCGTAGTGAACAGAGTCTTCGCAAACGCTCCTAGGGCTATCCCAGACGCGGCTACAGTCGGATTGATGTAAGCCACTGCTCCACCAGAAATCATCCAAGGAAGTATTCGCTGACTACCGCCTTGAGTATGAAAGGCTCCCGCTCGCTCCACCCTGCTCATAAGTTTGGTAAAACCATCTAACTCCCATCTTTCCTTCCCTTGGAAAAACACGTTTTTTGCTTCACTGATCTTGTTGATCTCGTCTACAAACTTCTTTGGAGAGAAGACGCCAGAAGTTTTTTCGGTTGCCTCATTAATGGCAGTGGAGACCATACCATACCGAACAGCAGAACGCCCTTTTGGGTCGAGTGCTTTATAGAACTTCGCAGCACGATCGCCTTTCCCAGGCTGAATCCACTTCCCATATATCTCGTCAGGCAAATCCGAATTCAGTGAAGAGTTGAGAAGGGGGTCTTTGTAAGGAACGACGTTGGTCTGGTAAAAAGCGTTCGCCTTACGCCACGCCTTCGCTATACTCGCTGGAGATGGTGTATCACGAGGGGAATAGCGTGGGGAAGGTGTCAAGGATTCTAAAGTGGCGAAATAACCGTCTATGTCCTTCTCTACTGCCTCCTTGATCATGCTATAGTGTCTCCGTTCCTTACTACCAGAAGGAGCCTCTCTGACCAGATCACCAAGCTCGGACCGGAACTCCCTAAACTTCTTAAAAGTGAATCCACCAGCCTCTTTGGAGCTCTTAGGACTTTCTAGCTCCCCTAGTGCTTGCTCTATACTGCGCAACCTCCTAAAAAGACGGGGATTAGATATGACCTGTTCCGATACATCTTTAAATGCAGCGGAGGCCGCCATATACGATCGGTGAACCGGAAATCGTGGCAAATCGGCCTCTTCGACCATATCACCGACTTTGTCATAAAGTCGAGAAGCAAGGTCTTTTTTCTTCCACTTACTTAATTGACCAGACGCTTGAATCAACTTAGGCCAATCACCGCTAGACTCTTCAACGGCTTTCAGCAACCTCTTAGCGTACTTATCTACTCCCTCTGCGGAGGACAACCGGACGAACGGAGGGGCCTCCATCTTTTTCAGAAGCGGCGGCAGAAGCCTTGCGGCAGATACTTTCGCAGCCTCTTGTTGCGAGTGGCGAAGGGCTTGCATCCCTACAGGAAGTTGCTCCGAGGCTACTTCAGCACGTTTTACAACAGGATTCCCAGAGATATCTCCATAAGTAAGAGGGACCCCATGCCTCTCTCCTAGAGCAATTATTTCCGCAGTTCTAAGATCTATGCTTTTCGGAGATGGCTTAACTGTGCGAACAATCTTGGTTGCAAGAGGCAAAGCTCCCTTCACAAGCGCAGGGGCAAGAGTTCCTCCAACCACGGCTCCCGCGCCAGTTTGAACAGACTTATTTGAGAAAAAGTCTCCCTCGTTTGTGTAGACAGGCATGGACGCTCCACCGACGGCTCCGCCGATAACTCCTCGCCGAGCTGCCTGAACGAGAGTCTTTGCACCAGATAACTTACCTCCAGGTAGGGGAACCAACATACTCCCTCCTACTTCAGCAACGGTCTGCCCTACTGTGGCTTCCTTGCCTTGTAGCCAATTTTGCTCATAGTCGGCCTTCGCCACTTTGTTGCGAAGATCAATAAGATCTACATCGTCGGCGGTCTGCAAACCAATCTTCTCTCCAACATGTACTGCGGCCTGTGCCAGACCAGCAATAGGATCTCTAATCCCTTTTAGAACAGGTCCTACTGGCGACTGGCCAATTCGTTCGCCAACCGAATCTGGCTTCGTAATGGAGTTTTTCAACATACCGTCCTGGTATCCGGAAGACTTCTTTATCTTTTCTGGCGAATAGCCGAAGGCGGATATAATTTCGTCATCCGTAGTAAGGGAACGCAAGAGCGGTACAGAAGGCTCCATTACTTCTGTGGAGACAGCCCCTTCTGGGGACATAGAGAGTGCTTCAAATATATCCTTTGGACGAGCCACACCGTTCGGAGCACGGGCAGGAGCCACACCGTTCGGAGCACGGGCAGGAGCCGACCGTGCTTCGTCAATGACGGAGAATATGTCGACAGGATTCCCCATTACCTGACTCCTCCTCCTGCTTCACGGATCCTTTTTATGACCTCCGCCACAGGTATTCCATGGAGTTCCGCAGTATGTACCACGTCTAAGGGGGTAAACGTCTGTCCACCCTTCTTTGCCACTAGTAAGGACGTCCCCACTCCTGGCCCAATCGCCTCCGGCCGAACCTCGGGATATAGGAGGGCACGTTTTTGAAGATCAGCCATCAGCACCACGGCGTCCGCCTCCGCGTTCGCATAAAGTAGTTCTGCAGTGCCGACTAGTTCCGCGCGTGCCTCGGGAGATAGCACATCGCCCTGTTGCCAGTTCTGCAAACGAACCGCGATTCTCTCTGGAACACCCTTAGCCATCATAATATTCTCGATATCTGAAGGACGAACAACGCCACCAGGATCGATCATACGCATAAACCCGTTGATCAAGGCTACGTCGCTGATACCCTTGCCTCCAGTAAGGAGCGAAGTGTGTGCCGCCTTGACCCGACCATAAGCACTGCGAACTTCAGAGAATGATTTAGTACCGTCAGTATAGTCTTTCGAAAACTTCTCTTCTAACCCATATGCAGTATCACGAGCGTCTCTGGTCGCAGCTCGTTCATGCTCGCTTACGGTTTCTTTAAATACCTTCTCTTGCTGCGTTCTGGCAGCGTCTTGGGAGGCTTCCTGCCTCAACTGCCGCTGTTCGTCAAAAGATAAAGCCGCCACTTTACGCGACTCTACAAAGGCTGGATCATACGTTTCAGGTATCTTATCTGCTCCAGGAAGTCCCAGTCGTATGCCTTGCTCTCTTGCATACTGATAACTCGGCTCATCATGAATGCTATCCAGAAGTTTCTTCCCTATCCCTAACTGCTTTTCAGTCAAACCCATTGCAGAAGTGCTCTTACTCTGGCTCTCGGCCTCCATTTTCTGGGCTGCAAGAGGGTCAATGGTGTACAGCTCTTGTAAGAATCCTTTCTCGTTGAACCCAGACGTGCCATCTACAGTCTTTGTAGTGTACTTTTGATAGAGTCCTCGTATAGTCTCCTCGCTCATTTCCTGAGCGTGAGCACTCCTCTCTGCCCGCTTGGACTTCGCCAATGTCAGCAAATTATCCCTTCTAACAACATCCTCGTCATGCAGCTCCTTCTCAGTTTTGAAGGTAACTGGAGGCCGAGTTCCACGAAAATCTTTGCTGTATATAGACGTATCAAACGGCATATAGTCTCCTATCGAGCAGTCTTATTAAATCCCCCTTGCCCCGCCTTCACCCCAGTCTGTGCAAGAGAACTAATGGTATCGTTAATTATGCCTCCTTGCGCAACTGTCGCTGCGGCGGCGGCGTTGCCTTGTCCTATGCGCACATTTCCTATATTATTTAGACCGGAGGCATTGGCTCCTGCGTAACCCGCCCGTAGAATAGCCAAGTCCTGAATAGCCTGTTGTCTCTGGCCAGAAATGGTAGAAATCGCCGACGACCTATCTCGTTCAGCCCCAGTGTAATCTATACCGGCCCCGATTTTAAGTTGAGCTCCTTGAAGACCTCTATCTGCTAAATCCGACAAGGTAAGTCGTCTAGACTCACGGTTCTTAGAATATCTGTCGAAAGCCGCCGCATATTCGTCAGACGCAGTTCCTTGTGCAAATCGCTCCAGCTCCTTAAACTGTCTGCCAGACAACAACATGCCACGAGAAGCAGCTCCGCGCTCTAAAGCCTTTTGCCCCTCGGCCATACGAAACTGGTAGCCTTCGTCATCCATAAACTGCTGACGATTCCAAGGATTATCTGCATCCAGCGAAGCAAGTCCGGAGGTAGCCGTCTGACCAGCCTGTATGATAGGATCGATCCCAGATATTTGATCAGCATACTGAGCTTCTCTATCCGACAACGCTGTTGCGAATCTACCACCTGTCGCCAATTGCTCAGCGGCCAACCTCCTTTGCTCTCTAGCATAGGCTTTATCCGTACGCCCTAACTGCCGTCTATTGAATTCTAACGCAGCACGCTGGTCTTGAACGGCTCTTTCGCCCGCCGCGTATTGTTTATCTTCAGCACGTTCAGCGGAGACATAGTCTATAGTCCCTCCAACAATGGCCGAACCCACAATCGCAGTAACAACCCAAGCCATATCACCCTCCTACTAAATCCCCTTCAATAAATCCCGTCAAGTCGGACGTCAATACACACTGGTCAAAGATGGGGAACGTGTCGGCAATAAGCTCTTCCCTAATCTTTATAAGATCAGTCTCCCGCGTCGGACTTATCGTAACCCACGTTGTATCTTCAAGAACGTAGGCTGCTCTCTTTGCTCCCGGATATCCGATGAAAGTAGTCCCTCCACACACCTTACGAACGCCTTCTTCAGTGAGTATGTACAGAAGTCCTTTAGAAATGACATTTATCTGTCCCTTCTTATGGATTTCCCCAATCGCCAGAGTATCCTTCAACAATGTTATTTCTCTCGCATACAATCCGTCAACCATGTAATGCGTAGGAACGATCTCTACCTGCGGCATCTGCACCAACTTATTCTGCCATCGCATGATCTTAGCACGATAATCAGATGAAATTAGCACTAAAACACCTCTATCCCAGTACCTTGTATATTGACAAGAGCTCCAACGTCGGCAAAGGCTTGTAACGAGCCTCCAGCCTCTAATACATGACCTTCACACTCAAAAGCCTCCCACGTCTCTAAAGGTGCCAAAGCATGGGCGGAAGTCACCCTATTGGCAACGGTAGGACTACCCGCCAGAACTACTAAATGAATAGTCACTGTATGGGCGGTTGTGTCTGTATTAGTGCATGTCAACTTTGCTACTCGACACTTAGTATTCGGCGGTGCAACATAATACGACGCCACCACATTTGTCAACAACGATCCGTGAATAATTTTACGAACGATAGTAGCCATTACAACCCCTCCTGTATTCTTGATACTCCAGAAATGGTGATGACAGCCCCTGTTACAGCCCATGACGGCATGTTCAAAGTCCGGGAAGCATTCTGAACCACCGCACTACCAAATCCGCCGCCGACTATGGCTGAGACGTTCATCACTCCATAACCGAACGCCTTGTATGGAAGATTATTTACAGTGGTCACACCGTTAGTCGAAGAAGTCGTGCTACCGAACGTAGGTGTGATGAGAAGTTCCAAGTATTGCCATCCCTTTATCCGCAAGAAGTGTCCTGAGATAGCGACTGTTCCCGCTACAGTTAATCCGACAAACACAGGAGTCCATACTCCAGCCGACACTCGACAGTGTGCAGAAACCCCTTCTAGCAACTCTATCCGATCCTGAAGCCACGATACAAGTGGTTGGCTTGGAGCAGAACCCCCCTCTAGCGCCTCTATCCGATCCTGAAGCCTTTGTAGTTCTCCACGCACACCAGAAGCATTTTCTGCCAAATCTAGGGCAGAGAAATCATCAGAACTTGCTAAAGCCGCTCCGCCGGAACCGCTCCCCACACTTCCAAACACACGTTGAAGCCATAACGCCCAAATTGGACTCATCAATCCATGTTTGTCAAGGACGGGAGTTTGTATTGGAGGGCGACTAAGCATTAGCCACTCACCGACACTTTCATTTCCGCTCCTAACAAAACTACCTTCACAGGGGCAGTTATTATGAACCGAAATACTCGGTCTCTGGCCATTCCTAGCCTTCGCCAAATAAGTCTCGTGGAGTGGCGACCAGCATCACCAATACTACCCCATTCCTCTTTTGACCACGAATGGCCTCCGTCACTGCTATATTGAAGAACAGCCTGCGGATACCTTGAATAAGCCAAAGACTGTAGTCCAACGCCTGTCTCCATATCAAGTTGTATACTGTGATAAATTATGCGATCCAACCCATTACTGATATGGGGAGTACTCCGCAATCTCAGTATGGGCGAACACGCCATCTTCTATCCTTTCTTTCCAAGTCGCGTAATCAATATCTGCTCCATAAGAAACACAGTTCTTGTGCCAAAATGTCCTGATATACCGACACAGACCGCCGACCAAAGAGGAGGAACCCCCGTAGCCTCACAAGCCCAAAAGGTAAGAATACCAGCGAACGCGCTGGTAGTAAGCTCCCCGACTAATTCGGTTACGTTAATCACTCTTGCATGTCCCTCTCGCATCTTTCTCATGAAAGATACTATCCCTCCCCACAAAGACAGTCCAACAATCCAGATATACGTAGTAGCCGAGTAATCTTCAGGGTTAGTCAAGGTATTCTCCAACTTTACGTTCAATGTAGTAACTAGGCGATGCGCACTCTATGGGCGCGGCCAATTGAGTCAAAGCATATTGCCATCAAAAGATTGTCGTCGATCTGTATATTAGTAAAATCGTCGAAGGTGTCGGACACACCCGGGATAAAGAGTCCGTCTATGTACGCCAACGTACCAGCGTCGAACCGCGCAAGAGTATTCGTATTGTAGTCCCAAGCAAACAATTTATTCAGTGTCTGTGAGTAACTCATCCGGGTTGATGAAGTCGGAGGCGTAACAACCTGAACGACCAGGAGGGTCTGTTGGCTGATCTTATAAATGTCCCCGCCGTTGACGGCGTAGATAAACCCACCACCGATGCAAGCCCACTGAAGTGTGACGGGCAGACTAGTATTCATTACCCCTGTTGTTGCGAACGGCGAACGCGTCAACTTTTCGACGCTAATCCCATCGCGACACATAAAGACATGCTGCCCATCTTCGCTAAAAAGCATGATAGACCCGCTGAACGGTGTGGCGTTATTCGGAAGCAAAGACGGAATCATTGCCCCGACCTGCAATATATTCGTCAAGTCCATTTGAGCGTAAAACCGATTGAGAGTGCCGGTCTCTGTAACGTCCAGCACTCCGAAGTTCCCGCTCGTCTTCATCCTGACATGTATCGGAACACCTCCGAACGGTGGCGTAAACGGTACCGTTCCCATTAGTAGATAGGAAGGTGGCGCGTAATACCCAATCGCCGTCAATGAACTTCCTGCAGAGGTATACGCATAGAAGTCGGCGTCGATGGTCATTGAATTTTCGTCCAAAAACCCGTCAAAAACACTGCCCGTGCTGGCTATCAACGATAATCCGCTCGCATAGTTAAGTATTCGAACATCTCCGTTGTCTGAAAAGTATGTCGCGTAGACATTCCTTCCAACTGGATCGATATGCGAAAAATTAGGAGTCCCGAAGACTGGCCGTACCACTATCGAGTCGATATAGGAGAATCCGGACGGTATCGCAACAGGCTTCAGCCGGAACCTTACAACGGTATCTCCAGATGTAGCAATGGCGACACCCAACTCATCGTCTATTGCTATAGTGTCAAAGCCTTCTATGCCCACAAACGGCGTCGATCCGGTCTGAATGAGTGTTACAGGATCGAGGCGCACAAGCGCATCGACCGTCCCCTCCTGAGATATGAACAAGGCATTCAGACTTTCCGATACAACCATTCCCCCCATGCTTCCTAGTCCGGTATTGACTGCTGTCTGAACTAAAGTAGATTGGCTGTAGCGATAAAGATCTTGCGGACTGTCTCCGCTGACGTAGATCGCCCCCGCGCCAACCGCTAGCGCGTTAAACAAGAAGGATGGAACAATGACTATACTCGCATTGGCCCCCACGGAAAACGGGGAAAGGGTGCACTTTTCAATAGATGAATTAAACCGGACAACAAAAAAGGTGTTCTCGTCCTCACTGAAGAGTATATTTCTGAAGGCGTTGGTACCCCCCGCCAAGACGTTCGACTGGATCATTGCCCCGACCTGCGCCAGTCCCGCCAAATCCATCTTGGCGTAATGTACTTCAGAGGTATCCTTGTTCATAACAACGAGGATTCCTACGTCCCCCTTACCAGCAAAGCCAAGAGTCCGCGCCCCGACTAATGGGGTAGTGGTATCTGGAGGAAATGGGGTCGTATATGGAACGATAGAGTCGAACACGTATGCTGGACGAAGAAACCTTCGGATGTGGGCATAGAAGAGCGGCGTTGGTTCGTAATCTTCAAGTCCAACCACGAATGCGTCAAACGTAGAATTAAAAGCACTGTTGTGTACACCAAATATATCTACGAGAATATTTCCGGCATTAGAATCTACCGAGAGATTCGGCGAATAAGTTACAACAGACACCGTACCATCGTCTAGACTCAGGTAAGCCTTCTTGTTCACCGAGTCTATACTAATGGAATGGGCGGTCGTTCCCGACTTGACAACCAGAGACTGTTCAATCTGATGAAACTGGAAGGGTAGTACAGACACCGTTACCTGATTGCTTACCGTCACTCCCAGTGTTGCTGTGATTATAGCCGCTCCATTCGCGACGCCCGTGGCAAGTCCTGCGGCATTGATTGTAACGAACGAAGGAAAAGAAGACACCCATGTCACTAGCGCGGTCAGATCAGCCATACTCGCGTCGGAATATGTGCCGATGGCGAGGAATTGTCTAGTCTCCTCCTCGTAGACGATGGGATCGACCGGCGTGATGGAGATGCTCATCAGCGAAACAACAGCGTTACCGTGTCCGGCTAAAACACGACCTCCGCCGAATGGGCCAGTTCCAGGGAGCAGACTCGCGTCCCCGCAACCTTCCCCAAACTCATCTTCATACGTATCTAGGCGCCACTCATACAAAATTGGCTCAGCATAATCCCCTACAATATGTTTCCCATAAGCATAGGAGTGAACACCTGCCCTATGACGTTCCAAAACTCCATTATTGAGAAATGCGCGTTCGTGCCAAAATTGAGTAGTTGTATCATATACCCAAGTCGTATTCAGTCCAGGAACATTAAGGACATAAAACTCATGGCCTTCTTGTTGATATGTAAAGGCTACCGCCCCTGTTAAGTCCGATAATGCTTGTAGAGACAATTCCACCGCGTGAGTAGATATTCTCGTTGGGACATAGCCGGAGGCAGAAAATATAACAGCCCCGCCACTGCGATCGCTACCAAGCCAGAAAACATTACCGCTTAACTTAGCAACCGAGTGAGTAGCCAAACAGCCTTGTTCAATGTACGCCCCTTCTATTCGTTCAAAGGGAAAATCAGGATTACCACTATTGAAGTAAACTTCTATGGACGCTTCTCCGAATAACCACAATTCTCGGTGGTCGCTCAGCAAACTTATCAACTTATCAGGAGCGCCCTCCGCCGTCGCGAAGTCCAACGAGTCTATATTGAATCCATCATACAGAGAAGTTATGTAAAATTGAGCCGTTCCAGGCTTGTTAAGTATGAAAAAACCGTCTTGGAAAGTGACTTTATCTGCACCGACAAAATCCGGATCTGTCACATCCTGAAACAGTCCTAGGCCAATCGTGAAAATGTACCCATTCGAACCGTCTACGACAAAGATCTGCAGACCATTGTCTGCCATGCTAACAATTCCAGACGTTGTCTGGAGTGTTCCAAGAGTATCCAACGTGTTGTTAGAATTAACACGATAAAAAGTATCTAGAATGACAACATAAAGTACATTGTTTGAGGCCGTAAATGCTCCCCGCACACTGCCGGTAGAACCCACTGTACCATATAATTTCAATCCAGGAGTGCCTATGAGACACCCCACGTCGCCTTCTTTACCAGTACCTACTTCGTTCATCTCAGGATATAGATTTACACACCTCTGGGCGTCGGCAGACACAGACTGATTAGTGTGACTACCTCCTATGAATCCTGCCAATCGCACTATCCCAACCTCCAATTAAATCGCCCGCCGCCAGAACCGCGGAGAAGGGCTGAATCAGTATCAAGTACTACAGCACGACTATTAACATTCTTGAGGGAAGCCTTCGAGTCCATAGCAACTCTAATAACCACCTCCGATGGCAGGGCGCCGTACATAGACGCCATCTCTAGAGCCAGGTTATATGTCAGCGCACGTTTATATCCAGGAGGCAGTACAAGTACTGTGTCAAGAACTGAGTCAACAGCCAACGCATTCCACGAATACAGGGCAAGTCGGCTAGGGACACTCGGTACAGGCCATAGATATAGAATACTGTTTGGGACTGCATTCTCTAGATATACAGACGTAGGATACGACGACGTAATCGTCTTTACAACGATATCCGCATACTGCGTGACATCTATAACCTTCATAGGCAACTCGTAAGAAGGAGTTACATCAATTATTAGACCAGCCTTTTCAAGAACGGTAGGTCTGGGCTGTGTGAACAAGGCTCCGACTTCTCCGATGGAGTATGTCGACACTCCTACCGTTAGAGGATGCTCGTTACGAACGGTGGAATACGTCAAATTGTGCTCAATATTCCAAGCCTCCATAATGCCACGGAGAAGACTCAGAGCATCCGAGGCTTCAGAACTCGTAGGAGCCTCGTTCTGACCAATGGCCGCTATAAGAAGCATCGACTGTCTGATAAGTTCTCTAATAGACATACACACTCTCCGTCTGGAGAGCGGGGCCTAGCCCCGCTCTCCAGAGACATCTACTAGTTTCCGTAGACACGACAAGCCAATTCTGGGTATAAGGTCTTCCACCCATACAGCACGTCCATACGACATACGAAGCGATCGGTCAGAATGTCGTACTGCCGCACCATACGAATCGAAATCCCTAACTGCTTGTCGCTTACACGAGCCGCCATATCTACACCCGACGGAAGTGGTAGATCGGCCGTAGCCAATACGAACGCGTCTCGGTGATAGCAGAGATTAGCAGCAGATACAACATTCGCAGGCCCAAGAACCGTTATAGCAGCGTTATCTGCCGCAAGAGCCGTCACTGTCTTAAATGGCCCGACTAATGTCAGCGAGGGAGAGATTGGAATCGTCACATTGCCGACCACATCAGAACTGGCATTGGCCAACACCGTGAACTGTCTCAACTGACCAGTAGACTGAAGATTCTGCGGATTTACCGCGAACACTCCTGCGATTGTGAACACGTCCCCTTTCAGCAACCGAGAAGCGACAGCCGCCGTCCACCCATCAGTGATCAAATTGGCGCCAGTCTGATTAGCACCATTCACCAATGGCGCACCCCCCAACGGTCCGACGGTGTGATTAACCACGTTTTGGTCAATGCTGAACTTCAGACCTGCCGCCAGTCCCATATTACCGCGTTCATACTGCTCAGCAATCTTTTCACTAGACTGAAACAATCCCTTCAGTCCATCCACCATAGTGACTTGCGTATTTGCATCGATCACTGCCGAGCGCATCTTATCCAGAGGAGCGCCCTCGTTGGTCATCTTAGCCCCCGCCTGTAAGAACGCCAACAAGGACGTAGTTGACGTCAGCGCAGTGCCCGGAACTCCTACGGAGTTATACACGTCTTGATACAAGAGTAGCCCGTCTCTGTCAATACCATTTGAGATAGACGCCACCGCAGGCTTGATGACACCGTCAGAAAACTCGTCTAACGACAGAGCCAGTTCCTTGGAACTGAATTGCAAGTCAACCCCGCGTTGCGTGGTGAGAGTCAATGGCACAGAGGTCTGAGTGTGGTCCTCGATTACAGCCGTTTGACCGACACGTCCCAGATAGCGCGGGGGTTTGCGAATGTTGAGGGTATCTCCAATCTTAGCACCATCCACCCCGTACTTATCATCATACTTTCTAGAAACCCCTTTCGCAAAGGAGAGATTATTCTCCAATACGCGCAGAGATTCCTTGGTGATCATGCTGATTGTTAGGATTGTATTTGCCATGTGAGAATCTCCTTAGTTAACGAACTAGACTCGCCCAGCTTCCCGGGCACGTTGAAAATCTCTATATCCCATATCTTCAATTCCCACAGTGCCTCCAGCATTCCCAGATACTCGGGAAATAGGAGCTGGAAGAACTGGTTTGCCCACAACGGCCTTTTCTACTACCTTTGCCGTAGATTGTAATCCTGCTTCTAATCTGCCAATAGCCCGAGCCACCTCAACTACACCCATAGAATTGAGGGACTTCAACAAGTCTGAATCCGTTGCGAGGGCGTATAGTAACTCTGCGCCATACTCTGACGACACTATCTCGCTACGAAGTCCATTGGAGAGTAAGACTTCCGTATCTGCCTTCTCCATCACTTCGTCAAAATCAGGAATGTTTACACGAGCGACGGCCAAGCGTTCGCCGAATTTCTGCTCTTTGATGGCCTCCGCTTTACGATGATCAGAAAGTCTCCTATCCTGCGTTTGCTGCTCAAGTCTCTCCGAGACAGTCCAATTTACAATGGCTTCAACATACTGATCATGAGTCTCAAAATCATCAGGAACTGGCTTAACAGACGGATCAATCACCTTCCCGACATCAGGCTGTGCAGAAGAAGCAGACTTTAGTTTATCATGCTCATTTTGCCAATACGAAGTCTGACGGGCTTGCTCATCATTCTTGCGAATGAGAGAATCTATACGCTTCTGTGCATTACGAGATAAAGCAATAGAGTCTTTCCCATCCTTCTCTACCGTAGGGGTGGGCCCTGCCGTAGGGGTGGGCCCTGCCGTAGGGGTGGGCCCTGCCGTAGGGGTGGGCCCTGCCGTAGGGGTGGGCCCTGCCGTAGGGGTGGGCCCTGCCGTAGGGGTGGGCCCTGCCGTAGTGGTAGCCCTTGCCACATCTTCAGCACTATCTGTCGTAGATTCTACCGTGACTATGCTCATATCGTCTCCTTGTTTGCCGTATTGACCATACTTACTGCGCGAGCCTCTTCTCTCGACTTTGCCACTAGCAGTTCTTGTGTAAGCAGCAATTTATCATCCGCTGATTCGTTTGTAACCAACAACGTAACTAGAGCCAGACGAATCTTCTCGGCTTCGATGCGTTCCCGAGAAGCCAACTCTGCCTCCTTACTATCTACAGCATCGTTTACAGCCGTCAATTCAGCCACCAACTTCTGTATTAACTCCGCTTGCTCCGCAATCTTCTGAGCAGACTGCTGCGCCACTTGTTCTAACTGCTTCGGATCTCCTGCCTGTCCTTCCTCTTCCAATAACCCAGGAGGCAACAACTTACGAAGTCGCTCGGCTATCTCCGTCGCTCCGGGCCAGTCCATACTCTTAACCAGCAAATCCCCAATGACGTCAATCAGTTTAGGCTGATTTTGAGTGAGCTGCAACATGCTCTGTACAGCCTCTTCTCGTCTAGAAGCGTAACTGGAGCCAATATCCGCCGATACATCGTACCTTCCTACAGTTAAGTCATAAATCTTTTCAGTCGAAGAAGCCACTTCCTCAGGAGCATTACCATTCGCTAATTTCACTATTCGGGACTTATTGTCGTCGCCAAGAATCCTAACAACGGCACCTCTATTATACACTTTCGGAATTATATCAATCAAAACCCGTCCAACTTGGCGCAAGGCTCTTGCAAAATTGTCAACGAAGTGGTAGTTACTGACCTGACCTTGTGATGCGCGAGCCAGGATTGCCTTACCACTTCGTTCATTACTGACATTCCCCATACCGGCATCATAGATGCCAGTTGTAGCCTTTATATCATCTGCCGCATGTAGCCGCGCACTCGTTATAGCCGAGATTGGAGGTTCTTGAATATTTCGTTGTGGCGGGCCGACAACCTGACCGTTGGAGGAAACAGTCTTATACTCCAGATAAGCAAAGTTTCGCATATTGGCCTGTCGCCACAAGTCTTCCAACCCCTCAAACTGCCCCTGCACACCGATCCATGGTGCTTTTGGAGCCAGTGCAATTATCTCAGTCTCCGCAGTCGCCCAATAATTGTACATCCGCTGAGAATCTTTGGCGTGTCTAATAGCACTCTCAATATAAAGTTTCCCATCAACGATGTACGAATCTCCATACACGGGGATGATGGGAATATGCTGTCCAAGCCACGTGGTTTCTTCCAGAATATTGAAACCATTAGTCTTACACCATTTAATGACAGGCACTTGTGCGACACGCTTTGAAACGTATTCTACGTTCTTCTCAGTACAGTACTCCTCACTTACCACCTCGCCAGTACTAAGAAGACACAGGGTTTCCGTCTTATATTCAGTATAAAAGTATTCTGCAATCCTACAACCCTCGGCATCTATCCAGCCAGGAGCAGAATTCCCAGCACTACTCCAATCCGACACTTCAGACATGCTACTCGTTGGGTAGGTACGTTTGAACTCCTCCTTTGACATTTCCGAGATTACGAATGCCCATTCTAAGTCACTACCGTCTGATTCCGATGATCTAGGATCGAGGTAGACGCTAAAGGGGTTGTTAACTTTTTTCACAGATACTTTTTGTTCAAAACCTTTGACATCTACATATTCAGTGACTACTCGAATGTATCCAAAACTCATAGAAACAGCATATTCAAAGGCTGTGTCGTAAGCCTGATCTGCGCGAGAGTCTCTTTCAATATGACGGATAAGTCCTTGAAATACCTGAGCCGTTTCAACGTCTCCGTCATCATCTACTGGTATTATACTCAACGCCATACGACTTTGACGGTGAGCGTTGGTGATTTGCTTCACATACTGAGGCAACCGATTGATGGTTAGACAAGGCCGTTTATCCAACTCCCTCGCCGACTTTATATCCTCTGGCCACTGCTCACCGGCCCTAAACCGTAAGTCGTCCAGAGCCGCCTTTCGTACCGGACGAAAATACTCTTCAGAAATCTTAAACCGCTGCATTGCTTCCTGGACTATACGCCGCTCGCGAAGCGTTGCAGGAGTGTCAGTACTAAGGGGGGTGTCTAGCCCATCCATGCGCCACCTCCTTGTTTTCCAGACACAGCAAATGCTTTTTCTTCAGAAACCCTAACCATAGGGGCCTTGAAGGCTTCTCGTCCCCGCATAATTAGATAGCGAGTGCTGTCCATAGCATGGTCATTTTTCTTCACAACTTCCCCGTCTTCATCGCGAATATAGGAGCGGAATTCCTCTAACCAATTTGAGAGGCTCCCGAACACCTTTAATCTATCCGACACCAGTCTCTGCCATACAGCGTACAGCCCTGCTTCCCGAGCATTTGGCGAAGTGGAAAGGTGTAAGCCCATCTGTTCATACAGTTCCATCAACTGTAGACCGTCTTTCTGGCTTCGTCCTCTAGACGCAGGGTCAATACTACCCTCAATCCACTCTCCACGCGACTTTATCGCCTCTGTATGGATGATCGGCTCCGCTTGTCCTCGATAATGTTCGGAGTAGAGGTATATGACATCATTCTTTTTGTCCCACGCTCCCCAGATAGCACAAGTCTTATTCCATCCGACATCCATACCGTAACCACGAGGCCATTCTTTCGGAATATCAAAGTCTTTTACTACAAAGTCCGCCTCCGCTATGGGGTAGATTGCCCCCACGCCTAGTTGTGGAATCCCTTTCCCCCGAGCATCTCTTTGAAATGGGGGTATACTAGCCCACATCTCCGCCTTGACCTCGGCGGAAAGGTGTGGCACGTCATCCCAGCCAGCCACTACTAGAGTTCTCGACGCCTTGTCTTCGTTTCCGGGCAGAAACTGTTTAACGAGCTCACTTTTACCGCGTAATGGAACGAAAGTGGCCATAATAATACCATCGGTGGTCATTGTCCTCAGCAAGCATTCGGTATAGATATCCAGAGGACTCTCTTCATCTAAGAGAATAACATGCTGACTCGTTCCTTGGAACGCCGCGCGGCGTTGGTCATAAGACTTGAACAATAGTTCGGACACCCCTCCGCTGGCATGATTTACGAACGTCGCTTCGACGATGTCCCCAGGACCGACTCCTTTTCTAACTCTTGCGATAGTCTCTAGTGGAATCAGTCCAGTGCCTACTTGTCCTGGATGGCCTAGTAGTACGAATTGTAAAATCTCTCTGACTGTTTTGGAGGTATCTCCCACCGCCCACGCCCGGATGGGGTGATTAAATCGTCTCCCAACCCACCACGCAGGATACTTGCCTGTCAAGTGTAGCGTGAGCTCGTAGCACCCTACTCCCTCTGTCTTGCCTACGCGATTGGCCGCCAGCATCAGTCTCTCTCGAGAATGAGCCCCTGCTGCAAAGAATTCTAAACTCTTTGGATAGAGTTCTCTCCGCAACGGTCCGTCATCTTTATAGAAGGAGGTAAGTTTCGTGGCCGCCACCCGTCGATCCCGCTCTGTCAACGCTCGCGCCAGTAGCAAAATCTGTCGTCTGTCCATTATTTTCTACTGGCCAGTTTTTGAGTAATCAATTCTTCTAACGCCTCGTTAGACATCTTACATAAAGGGTCTTTGGGAGTGTCTGCCCCACCATCGCGATACTTCTCTGGCCGGTTGCCTTTCATCCAGAACATGGCTAGGGCATCACTTACCTCACTACGGGTGACTACCCGCTTCCCTCCGACTATATTTACGATTTCTTTCCCTATAAAGCCACGGTCAAATATAAGCTCTTCTGCAGCATCTATCCCTTGGGACTTTGCTCTTTCAAAATCTTCTAGCTCTTCTTCATGCTTGTCGAGGTGGGAGTATATCTCCCGACTATCCAACCCGACACGAGCAGCGGAGTGCCTCATTCGTGCCGAGGATGCGAATTCGACGAGAAATTCCTGCCACTTTTTCGCGGAAATTGCCATAGCCAGTGTATAGCACACTTACGGCTAAAAAGCAAGCCCCCCCACCTTGTACTTACTAACCCTTCTCATTTTCCTCGGTGGTGGCGGTAACCTCCGTCTCATTCTCATTCTCATTCTCATTCTCATTCTCATTCTCATTCTCATTCTCACTCTCATTCTCACTCTCATTCTCACTCTCATTCTCACTCTCCCTCTCATTCTCATTTTCCTCGGTGGTGGCGGTAACCTCCGTCTCATTCTCATTCTCATTCTCATTCTCATTCTCATTCTCATTCTCATTCTCATTCTCACTCTCATTCTCACTCTCATTCTCACTCTCATTCTCACTCTCCCTCTCATTCTCATTTTCCTCGGTGGTGGCGGTAACCTCCGTCTCATTCTCATTCTCATTCTCATTCTCATTCTCATTCTCATTCTCATTCTCATTCTCACTCTCATTCTCACTCTCATTCTCACTCTCATTCTCACTCTCCCTCTCATTCTCATTCTCACTCTCCCTCTCATTCTCATTTTTCTCGGTGGTGGCGGTAAACTGGCGGAATGTAGAGGCCCTCCCCCAGTTTTTGCCCGTTGCGACTGCGAGGCCCTTGAGGGGGGGGACTTAAAGTAGACCTTTAAGTATTGCGCTAAGAAGATTAATACTTAAAGTAGAACTTTAAGTATTGCGCTAAGAAGATTAATACTTAAAGTAGAACAAGTTGCACAAAAAAGTGCACAAGTTGCACAAAAAAAGTGCACAAGTTGCACAAAAAAAGTGCACAAAAAGTTGTACCAGAATTATTTTGCAGTGGTACAGGCAAAAACACGTGTAAAAGCAAAAACCGTGCCCACATTTGTACCAGAATTGTACCACTTGTACCACTGCTGTGGTACGCGCCCCCGTGGGCGGGGGAAAATAACTTAAACCCGCGCCCTGCGCGGGGTTTGGGGGTCTTCAGTTGGGCGTTCATTAACACCTTTGTACCACTGTACCACATTAATATAGTAGTTAGGGTGGGTAGTAAAAAAGGGGGTTTTGCTTGTAAACTATTGTTTTTATGGTGTTTTTAAGGATTATAAACATAGTTATAAACATGTTATAAACAGGTTATTAACAGGGTGGTTTTTTTATATATGTATAAAGGGTTGGGCATAATGCGGTACAGTGGTACAAAGTAGCAAATGATTGCAAAAAAACCAAGCCGCACAAGGGTTTAACGCTGGCGTAATTTGTACCACATGCTGTGGTACATGTGTTACAATTCGCGCCCCAATACCGCCGTAAACCGCCACACCCCCCACACACTAGCGGCCCGCCAGTTTTGCCAACGTTGGCGGTGTGGCGGTGTGGCGGTTGGTATATCCCCCACCCCACAGCGATGGCGGTGTGGCGGTTGGTATATCCCCCCACCACACAGCGCTGGCGGTTGGTATATTCACCCACACCACAGCGATGGCGGTGTGGCGGTGTGGCGGTTGGGTAGCTCGCTGCCTACCAAGTGGCAATTTTTGCCTACCGGTTTTTACCTGCCACTACATGTAGTGGTTGGGCGGCAAAAACTCCACTACCTGTAGGGGAGTGCCTTTGGCATGGGTGTTGCTACTATTACTAGTGTACCCCGTGCGTAGCGGGGCAACGTCACCCCACAATAAAGGAGACTACAATGCACACCACCGACACAATCACACCACCAGAAGAACAAAAGACCATAAAGGCCCCAAAGGCCCCAAAGGCCCCAAAAGAACCAAAGGTCCCAAAGGTCCCAAAAGAACCAAAGGCTCCAAAGGTCCCGCGGTACCGCTTAGAGGAGTGTTTAACATGGCACGTATCCACCAATCCTAAGCGGGCCGGAAGTGCCGCCGCCGCTAGGTTCGCCGATTATATGGGGGCGCCAACCGTGGAGGCGTTCTTGGCGGCTGGCGGTAGTACTGGCGACTTGGCGTGGGACGTTGGACGCCGGTTTGTGACGGCGGGCTAACTGTGACGGGGGGGTGGCGGCCATGTGGCCGCCCCCCCGATATAAGGAGAATACAAAGGAAAGCGCAAATGTCTCAATGTCTACGATGTGGCGGGCTAACAACCGAGACTCTTCTCTATGAAGAGGCAGATCGAGACCTGAGACATGTAGTAGAAGGTAGGAGATGCTTTAGTTGCGGAGACATTTCGGAGGAGCTTATCCTATCCCACAGAGCGTGGTCGGGTCTGCTCTCAAGCGAGGCGAGTGGTGAGGTTAGCATGGAGGTCAAAATGGACCCTAAAATAGATACTATTACCGCTCTACAAGTGCAGATAGAGGCGGCCATCCCTATCGTCAGGGAGACCGTAGAGTCCAATGAACAGTATGTGACAGAGGCCGCTCGCGGAGTTAGTCTCTTACGAATGGAGAAGGAGGTAGACCTGCGCTTTTATGGGGCGGACGACAGCGGACCGCTCCCTTCGGCGAAACGAGCATACGAGTACATTCGTGACGCACACAAGCGGATGAAGGGACTGGTAAAGGCCGAACGCGACTATATCAATGCGGGGTGTCTGGCGTGGAAGGATAAGGTACGCCGAGAGGCGGAAGCGGCTGAACTGCGACTTCAGGCAGAGCGGGACGCGGAGATTGCGAGGTTGAGCGCGGAGCGGGACTCAGAAGTGCGGCGACAGCTCGCAGAGCGTGAGGCGGCGGAGGTCTTACGCGCCAATGAACGGCGGGCAGAGGAGGAGAAGATTGCGGAGTTGGCAGCGCTGAGGGGCGACCCCGCGCCCGAACCGCTGCCTCCAGACGAGCCGCTGCCGCCGCTCCCGTCACTGCCGCCGATTGTCCTGCCGCCGGTCGTGAGGGTGCCAGTGGTTGCCCAGATCAAGATCGATGGCGTGCAGGAAGTGACGACATGGAAGTTTGAGGTGCTTAACCTTTCGTTGGTGCCGGAAGTGTATCTGCTCCCGCGAGAGATAAACGCGGTGCTGGTCGGGCAGATCGTGCGGGCCAAAAAAGAGTTAGCAGTGGAAATGCTTGGCGGTGCGAATGCGGTGAGGGTGTACACTGTCACTGGGATCAGGAACAGGAGTTAATTAGGAGTGCTATAATGACGGAAGAGATAAAGGAGCTCGGGTTGTGGACTTGCAAACTAACAGGAGGATGAGATGATTAAACTATCTGTACAGGGCGGGCAATACCCAGAAGCGGGATATATGGTCGGATATAAAGATGGGCTCTATCCGATGGCGGGATATGAGACGCTTGTCTATGGAGCGATGGGCATCAAGTTGCTGTCGTTGCGTGTTGCCTTACTGCGCAACGAGATGGAGAAGGGATGGGATGCTGAACTGGCCACAGCGGATAAGTGTCTGGACGCTGTTGGGCAAGAGGAGAGACATCGGACTCTCGTGGCATGGCAATCCGCTTCTAGGACTAGGAGCGGGTTTGTTGACGCATATAGAGAAGTCTTGCGCGTGTTCTATACTAGACGGCGGGAGCTTCGTGCACTCGCAATCAGCGCGTCGCTACGAGGCGCGATGAGAGAACACTTTACGGAAGATGAAAAGTATGTCATGGCTTTGGTGGTCTTTAAGGCCCATGTTCGTGAGCTTAGTGCGAGAATAGAGACGGCGGAAGAGACGGTGCGTGTTGTTAAGATGCTCGCGCTCTCGGATATAGAAGCCTTTTCTGCCTCTAGTGGTAGGTACTCTGAGCTGCTGAACTCATTAAGCGAGAAAGAGTTGCAAGCGTCGCGGAATCTCCCGCTCAAAGAGACTGAGATCGGGAGGAGTAGGCTTGAGTTAGTTGAGAATCGTGCCGCTAGACTTTGGAGTTCAGGTGTTTTTGAGCGCGATATGAGGGCTTTAGAGTATCTGCGCAATGACCTGAAGGACACCAATCTTAGGATTGAGGAATTACTAAGGGCTAAGACGCCATTAAGTAGCTCATAAATAACCTGGAAACTCGCTAACGGGCGTCACATGGAAGTTGAAGATTTAGATATGATCCCAAGGGAACACATCCTAGAGATGCTAAGGATGCCGTCTGGTACTCTTGCGGCGACGTGTTGATGAACTTATCCTAGCCAACCGAGAGATGTTGGCGGATACTCACTTACTGACGGGGGGAGTAGAAATGGAAATGGAAATGGAAATGAATAATCCGATCTCCGAAGAGATCGAGGGCGTGAACTGGGGAGATTCCCCCATTAACACTCTGTTCATTCGCTACAATATGCTCGCCGTCCGCGACGTCGTGAAGCGCATCGATCGAGGTTTCGTCATCACGAACCCCGACTTCAAGCGGACGTTCCTCTGGGACGACGCCAAGCAGAGCAAGCTCATCGAGTCGGTGCTGATGGGCATCCCCTTGCCTGCGTTCTATCTAGCCGAGAATGCCTCGTGCCAACTGAGCGTGCTGGATGGTCTGCAACGATTTTTGGCCCTTGCTCGCTACATCAAAAACGATCTCCGCCTGAATCTCCCGAACCAGCAGTATTTTCATAATAAGAAGTTCGATGACCTATCCCCGCAGTTCCAGAACCGCATCGAGGACTGCATCCTCGTTCTTTATATTATTGATGCCAATGTCCCCAAACGCTACTACCTAGACATTTTCGAGCGTGTTAATAGGTGCCATAATCTGGGCGGAAAGCGATGAATAGTGAACTAATCGTGGTTATTCTTCTACTCGTTTATGTATGCTGTGAGGAGGAGTGGTGAAATGACGAGCGATAACTTCATAGTGGCGCTTATTCTTCTAATCGCTTATTTCTGCTGGCGTGAGTATCGTGAGTTGACCGCTCTGTGGGACAGTCACATTCTCGAACCGCTCCAGCCATACGAGCTGCTGTTCCGCTCCTCCACCGCCAATTGTTCTGCCGCACAACATAGAATGGGGCAAAAATTCGTGCACCAATAGGTAGGCAATAATTGCCTAGCCTTTGCCTAGCCTTTGCCTAGCCTTTGCCTACCCACCCTACCGGTAGTGTGTGTGGGCAATGTGGAGGGCCTATATGTAGGGGGTGGCGTGGCGGCCTACGGCGTGCATTACTTGGGGGGTGTGTAGCGGGGCCATTGTGGAGGATATTATGAAGGACTACTTGCTATATGTACCAAGTCGTGGACGGCCCTACGGGGATACGGTCAAGTGTCTGAGTGCAGGGGGCTTAACTGCCAGAATGCGCCTAGTTATACGGGAGGAAGAGGTGCCTCTTTATGCAGAACCATCTACGAGAGTAGACGGCGGGTTCTATACTCCTCACGGCGTTAGGATTCTAACCACGTCGGCGCAGACTATCACGCAGACAAGACAGTGGATTGTTGATCAACACGACACGTCCCTCTACGGAGCATTCATTTGTATGTTAGACGACGATTTGAAGTTTTATCGGCGCAGCGCCGTTGATCCTTCAAAGTTTCTAGCACTAGACTCAAGTACGGAGCATGCTGAGATGTTCGACGCATTGCATGATGCTTGGAACTTTGACAAATATGCGCACGTCGGTATCCTTCCTAGGGAAGGGGCGCATATCCTCACAGAAAACGCGGAGTGTATACGCAATATGAGATTGTTGTGTTATGACGTAGAGGTTCTGAGAGAGAAGGCAATACTGTTCAGAACAAGTGGGCGAGAAGACTTCGATGTTCAGTTGCAATTGATAAAGGCCGGTTATAAAAACTTGGCGTTGTATAGATGGTGTCACAATCAAAAAGGGAGTGGGTTGGTTGGAGGAGTTAGCGACTATCTGACATTATCAGATCGTAGTAGTATGTGTCAGGAACTAAAGGATTTCCATCCTGATTTGGTGGAAATCGTTGAAAAGCATACGAAAACGGCGTGGGGCGGGCAGTCAAGACTAGATGTTAGGATTGCTTGGAAAAAGGCATATACTCTTTATGGGAGGAGAAATCATGTTTCGCCCGATGTTAGCGGCTAGAACAGAAGGAAAGGGGTTGTACTATCCTCTCCTACTATCTCCAAAGTTGGACGGTATCCGAGCACTGGTAGTAGACGGTGTCGTTAGGAGCCGTTCTATGAAGCCTATCCCCAATCAATATATCCAAGAAAAATACGGTAAGGCTGAGTTGAATGGGGCAGACGGAGAGTTGATTCTAGGAGATCCTACCGACCCTTTCTGTTTTAGAAAGACGACATCGGCCGTCATGTCTAATACCTATAACTTATGCTCAGAGGTTTGTTATTACATCTTTGACAAAACCGATTCAGACAATCCGTACTACATGAGGCAAAAGGAACTAGAGGCTTATACCCTCCCCGTTAGTCCTTTTATCACTCAGGTCATACAATCGTATGTCGGCAGTGATTCGGAGCTTTTCTCACTAGAAGAATCCCTAGTTTCTGCGGGATACGAAGGGGTGATGCTGCGAGACTCTAATACCTACTATAAGAACGGGCGCAGCACTCACAACGAGGCCTGTCTTCTAAAGTTGAAGCGATTTAACGATAGTGAAGCCATTGTGTGCGGTTTTGAGGAGTGTAATCGTAATTCTAACGCTCCTATCGACAACGAACTCGGCTATGTCTCGCGGACTTCTCACTCAGCGGGCATGGTCGGCAAGAATACTCTTGGAGCACTGCTGGTTAGAGATTGCGCAACAGGAGTGGAGTTCAGTATTGGTTCTGGGTTCACAGCAGGTGAACGTTATGTAATATGGAATGATCAACCATTTCACTTGGGGAAGATCGTAAAGTATAAGTTCTTCCCAAAAGGGTCAAAGGACAAGCCAAGATTCCCAATATTTTTGGGGTTTAGATCCATCATAGACTTAGCACTCACGCCATAAGGAGAGAATATGCGCGTAATCAATGTTTCCGACTGCAACGCCGCTTTGAAAATAGGGCTGGCCTATTTATTGAATCGCGGCGTAGTTGAGAATTCTAGGAATGGGGAGGTGTTGGTTGCTCCAGAGCCTGTTACAACGGTCTATTCAAAGCCTAATAGGCGTGTCCTGAACTCGCCTATTAGAAACGCCAATCCATTCTTCCATGTAATGGAATCCTTGTGGATGCTTGCAGGACGGCAGGATGTTGCATGGCCAGCAAAGTTCGTAAAAAATATGGTGAACTATAGCGATGACGGCGTCACTCTATCAGGAGCATACGGAAATAGATGGAGGCAACATTTTGGCGTTGATCAACTGGCGTGGGTGGTAGACACTCTTTGCAAAGATCCAACAACGAGGAGGTGTGTCGTGAGTATGTGGGACGTGTCTAAGGATACAGAGGCCTCTGATAGAGAGGGCAAAGATATTCCCTGTAATACTCACGTCTACTTTTCTGTCCATGCGAACCTTCTTCGTATGACAGTGTGCTGTAGGTCTAATGACGTACTTTGGGGAGCGTATGGGTCAAACTATGTACACTTCACCTTTCTTATGGAGTATATCGCCAATCAATTAGGCATAGGACTGGGGCAATATTCTCAGATCAGTAACAATTATCATGTATATTTGCGACAATATCCGAGAGAAGTCCTTCGTGATATAGTGGCTGAACCGTTTGTTCGGTACCCCGATAAGGTGCAATGCCCATTGATATCGTCTTCAGTCACAGACTGGCATCGTGACCTAGAAAACTTTCTCGACTTTGGAGCTTCTGAACAACAGTACACCGATAGATTCTTCCCTGACGTCGCCAAGCCCATGTATGACGCGTGGACTTTTCAGAACAAAGGCATGCACCTGGCTAGTCTGTTTCAGTGCGCCGTTATTAAGGACGATGGTTGGCGGAGAGTGTGTACAGAATGGGTTCTGCGTAAAATGAACAAACTTTAAGGAGGTTATTATGGACGAAGACGCTATTATAGAAGAGCTCTCTGATCTTGACGAGGGCGACGGGGTTGACGGTAATTGTTCGTGCGGGATACGCGGTTCGCATTCCGATAAGACGCATAACAGCATGTTGACAGGGACAGACGATAGTGATTTTCGCTAACTTACCAAATTGACAAAGGAGTGTTGATGTACACCAAAGACGTCTCAGACAGTCTGCCTTCCGTTGAGAGCAGCATGTGGCCGTATCTCCCGTCAGACACTCAACTAGAGATAGTTCGCCGTGGAGCGGCGGTTAAACGATTCCACACCATCCCTACCATTCACGAGAATACGGTTGGGCAGCACACCTTTGGATGTCTTGCCTTGTTGCATGTGCTGTATGACGATATAAGTCTGGAGTTAGTTAAATATGTCTTGATGCACGATATTTCTGAACAAGTTACGGGAGACATTCCATCTCCTGCTAAAAAGAGAGGGTACGTCACAGTAAATAGCCTCAGTTATCTTTCCTATCTACTGCCCACAATAGACGAAAGAGACCGTCGCCGAATGAAGCTTGTAGATGTGCTGGACGGGATGCTCTTTTGTATCGAAGAACGGTTACTTGGAAATCTCAACGTAGTGGAAGTTTTTAATACCTATAAGACCTATGCAGAAGATCTGATTAAAGACGGGTCGTCGTCAGAGAAAGCTGTATGGAAGACTGTATTGTGGAAATGGGAGGCTTCTAATGGCTAATGCGAATGACCGACAAGTTGGTGGTAATCACTATGGAGCAGAGATACAGCATTGGGACTTTGCACTCTCGAATAATCTCGGGTATTTTGAGGGACAGATCACTAAATACGTCACACGTTGGAGAAAAAAGGGAGGGATTGCGGATTTGGAAAAGGCTCAGCACTTTCTTCAGAAACTGATTGAAAGCGAGCGTAGTAGATTAGAGGCTGTAAGAGAGGCTTCTTTGAAGATAGATGAGCAATGCGTCTCTCTAGAAGTAGTAACTCCCCCTTTTAAAAGAGGTTATTATGACAAGTCCGTATGAACGAACCGAAGTTTTTGATGTCTACTGGAGATATGCGGCGGAGAGACAGTCGATCTTCATTAAGCGCGTAGCAGGAGTACCGTCGCCGTGGACTACAGACCCTATTCTCCAGCAGTATAAGTTCACAAATCCTTACAGGGCTTCTGACAGAACAAGTCAGTATCTAATTCGCCACGTCATCTATGGCGAAGGTAGTCAAGCCCCTAGGGAAGTCTTTTTCAGAATCTTATTATTCAAGTTGTTCAACAGTGTGCGAACTTGGGAAAGGTTTGTAGAGAAGTTCGGAATACCTTCCTGGAGAGAGTACTCCTTCTGTGCCTATGCTGCTGTGTTGCATGGTGTACCCTCTTCCCAGACTATCTACTCCGGAGCCTATGTTATGCCGGCTCCTAGATTGGGCGAAGGTAGTAAGTATGGAAACCATCTACGATTACTAACGCATATCATGGATGATCGGTGTTGGGAAAGAGTCGTCCGAGCCAAGACGTTTTCAGACGTCTTTGAAGAATTGTCAAAGTATAAAACATTCGGTCCATTCTTAGCCTACCAGTACGCAATAGACCTGAACTACAGCGAGATTATTAACTTTTCTGAAATGGATTTTGTGGTTGCGGGACTTGGAGCGCGTGATGGCATTGCAAAGTGCTTTAAGAATCTTGACAAAAGAGTGAGTTCTATAGACTTTAGTCAGCATATTAGATACATGGCCTCTGTAGCCGACGAGGAGTTCAGTAGACTAGGCTTAACTTTCGACACATTATGGGGGCGAAAACTGCACCTTATAGATTATCAGAACATCTTCTGTGAGATTAGTAAGTATTCTCGAGTCTCACATCCTAGTGTGATAGGGCTAAACGGCAATCGCCATATCAAGAACCGCTATGGGGTCTCTGCAGAACCGCTTGCGCCGCAGTGGTACCCGCCCAAGTGGGGCATAAATGGCACCCCCACGTAGCAAGGTGGCCGCCACGCCGCACTATTTGGCGGGGTGTGGTTAGGGTAGCCACCCGTATGCGTAGGGCGTTAAACAGGCAGCACGTTTGTGGAAGATGCCGATAACCCACAACGATTATATCGGCACGAGAGGATAACATGAATACCAATCAGGAAGTTATAACGTGGGAAGAGGAGTTGGCCAAAGACGCGGTTGAACACGCCGCCAATGCGAGAACCCCCAATCCGGGAGCCTTCATATCCACTCTTGGGGGGAGGTTTTCATACGACGGCCATAGTCTTCCAGACACCATAGAGGTGGTGGTGGTGGGAAGTGTTCGAGAGAATAACTGGTACTCCAAGCCCTTTGACTCAGAGAATCCTTCTGGACCAGCGTGCTTTGCATTCGCAGTTCCAGGAACACCTATGCGCCCTCACGAAACGATAAAAGATCCTCAAGCCCCTGTATGCGGTGAATGTCCTAAAAACGTCTTTGGATCAGCCATTGGCGGGCGAGGCAAGGCGTGTAAGAACATCGTCAAGTTGTCCGTCGTTATGGCCGATGACCTAGCCTCTGACGGCCCGCCTCAGAGTGCTCTGCTGCGAATACCTGTGACTTCGGCTAGGAACTGGGAGGAGTATGTCAGGGAGTTGGCTACCGGCAGTTCGAGACCTCCGTACGCCGTCGTAACCAAGATAACCATCAAACCGAACGCAAAGTCTCAGTTCGCGATAACGTTTAAGTTGGGGGGGCTGTTGACTGATCAAGCCTTGACAAGGTCTCTGAAGGAAATGGGGCCAGAGGCTTTGGCCACTTTGACCGAGCCTTATGCTGCCCTCGCTGCTGACGCCGCCCCCTCTTCGAAGTTCTAACAAGCCAGACCGCCAGTCGGCGTGATCGATAGTCGGCTGGTGGTCGGAAAGGATACGCAGATGATAGTTCTTGACTTTGAGACCGAAGCCATTACAGATCAGATTAGACCCCCACGCCCCGTGGGACTGGCCGTATACGAAGACAACAAGCCTCCCCTCTATATGTCATGCGGACATAGTTCGGGGAACACACATTCATTTCAAGACATTTCTGAGGTACTTTACCGCATTTGGGACACTGATGAAGAGTTACTGTTTCACAACGCTAAGTTTGACCTAGCAGTTGCTCGTGAATGGTTTGGGCTGTCTTGTCCGAGATGGCAGCGAATACACGACACGATGTTTTTGATATTTTTAGACTCGCCATACGCCTCGTCATTGGCACTGAAGACTTCGGCTGAGAGAATCCTTGGGATAGCTCCTACTGAACAATCCAACGTGAGAAGTTGGTTGATATCAAAAGGGTTGGTCGGCAGTACAGACGCTGATTGGGGCAAAGACATTTCCAAAGCACCAGTTCATCTTGTTGAACCCTATGCTATAGGGGACGTCATACGTACCAAAACCATTTTCGACACTCTTTATCCGCGAATAGAGTCCCATGGCATGTTATCGGCTTATCGCAGAGAATGTCAACTATTGCCGACCCTACTTGACGCAGAGACTCGTGGTATAAGAATAGACACTGAAGCGTTGGCGCGTGATACTCAAGTCTCTGAGCTCTGGCTGTCGTATGTAGATGATGCTATACGAGAAATGTTGGGCGCACCGTCGCTCAACCTAGACAGTCCACACGAGTTTGGGGAAGCGTTACAGAAAGCAGGAGCTGTCAAGTCATGGGTACTTACTCCTACCGGTAAGCGAAGTGTCGCTAAAAAGAATCTTACCACGGATAAGTATGTAGACGAAGAATTCGGGCATCTCGTCACTTATCGAGATCAATTACACACCTGTTTGAGCATATTTATGCGTCCATGGAATGAAAAAAGTCAGGTGTCTGGACGGGTACACCCCTCTTGGAATCAAGTGCTGCATAATAGAGGAGGGAAGTCGTCAGGGGCTAGAACAGGACGATTGTCAAGCAGTCGCCCTAACTTCCAAAACATCCCACGAAGTTTTGAACGCTTTAAGCACCCAACAGCCCTTCCTTACCTGCCAAAACTTCCGACTTTGAGACGATATATTCTACCAGAAAAGGGACATGTCTGGCTACATAGGGACTACGATCAGCAAGAATTGCGAATCTTGGCCCATTACGAGAATGCAGCCCTGCTTGCAGAGTACAAAAAGGACGACAAGTTCGACATCCACACTTTCGTCAAAAGTGCTATATCGGCCATGTTAGGCAAAGATCTGCCTCGTGAAGCCGTTAAAGTCTTAAACTTTGGGGCCGTCTATGGTATGGGGTTGAAAGCCCTTGCCGAATCCCTGAACGTCTCTTTAGAGGACGCTAAAACAGTCAGGACTGCTCAAATGACGGCGCTCCCAGGACTAAAAGAACTCTCCTATGCCATAAAGAGACAGTCAAGCGCAGGTCTGCCGATAAAGACATGGGGAGGTAGAAGGTACTTCGTAGAAGAACCAAAACTTATAGGGGAGCGCATACAGACGTTTGACTACAAACTCCTCAATTATCTTATACAAGGTTCCGCCGCTGACTGCACTAAGCAAGGGCTGATCAACTATTCAGAGAATAGTCGCAACAGTCTATTTATCAGTACTGTTCATGATGAAATAAATATCAGTTGTCCGGCCACAGAAGTCGCAGCAGAGATGGAGATTCTGCGAACCTCTATGGAGGGGGTAGGCTTCGATGTTCGTATGCTTAGCAAAGGGAAGATTGGACCTAATTGGGGAGACCTCAGTGAATACAGAGATTAAAAAGATTGCTGCATGGTCATATTCGAGATACTCGACATACCTCCAATGCCCATTGAAGGCTAAATTGAAGTTCATATTAAAGATGGAAGAACCCACGTCCAAGGCTATGTCTCGAGGGACGGATATCCACGAAAAGGCGGAAGAATATCTCTTACATGGAGGGGCCTTACCAGAAGAATTGCGAAAGTTCGAGGCTAATTTTGTCGCCCTAAAAGACGGAGGGGTTCAGTGCGAGGTAGAGTGGACCTTTACTTCTGACTGGAAGCCTACTGGATGGTTCGCTCCAGATGCGTGGGTGCGGGTGAAGGCTGATGCTGTGAGGTATGTAGAACATGAAAAGTCAGTACTAATTATAGATTTCAAAACAGGCAAGACCAATGCCGATCATGCCCGCCAGTTGCATCTGTACTCTCTGG